GCCACGTGATGAACATGACTTGGAAGCTGCCAGATTGTTAGAACGCATGGCACTGGTTTACGACGTAGCACAAGAGATGGTGTTTGCCCGCACAAACGAGCATAGCCGCGCGGCTTACGCTGAGATGATCGACTTAATCAAGGGGAAGCAAATTGACTAAGCATAGACACGCTGATCTCATCAAAGCATGGGCTGACGGGGCTGAGATAGAGACATATTCCAAACGGCATCAGCGGTGGATGCACACACCACGCCCTGCATGGCACGAGGACTCTGAATATAGACTTCAGCCTTCAGCGATTATCTGGGAGGCGCGCATGGAGTATCGAAAGGATGTAGTCCATGCGTTTATATACGACGTTCCGAATCTTAGATTGTCCTTTGACCGAGATACTAAAAAACTTATAAAAGCGGAGGTGCTTGCGTGAACATACTTACAGTCGATTTCGAGACTTACTACGACAAGGATTACTCCCTGTCCAAAATGCAGACTGATGAGTACATACTAGACCAGCGGTTCGAAGTCATCGGTGTGTGCGTAAGTGTTAACGATGAAGAGCCTGAGTGGTTCTCTGGTACGTTCGACGAAACCCATGACTGGCTATGGGGTAACTTCGACTGGGTGAACTCTGCCGTGCGCTGCCACAATACACTGTTCGATGGGTTCATCCTGACGCAGCGGTTCGGCATTCGTCCTAAGCTCTGGATGGATACATTGGCACAAGCTCGGATGATAAAGCCTTACCTGCCATCTCACTCACTTGCTGCCATGGCGAAGTACTACAAGCTGCCCGACAAGGGCAACGCTGTGATGAATGCTCTGGGTGTTAATCGTGAGATGTTTACCCCTGCAGGGATCAGGAACTACGCCGAGTACTGCGTTCACGATACGATTCTCTGCCGTGAGATCGGGCTTAGGATGGACCCGTTCACACCGCCACTGCACGCGCGACTGATCGACATGACGGTGAGGATGTTTACTGAGCCGCTGTTCGTCGGAGACGAAGCCAAGATGCAGGAGTTGTTTGATAAGGAAGTCCGGCGCAAGGACGATCTGCTGGCTGAGGCCGGTACGACTCGTGAATCGCTGATGTCCAACGGCTTCTTCGCAGACTTACTCAGGCAATATGGTGTCGAGCCGCCGATGAAAACCAGCAAGACGACCGGCAAGCCTACGCTGGCGCTGGCCAAGTCAGACAAGGAATTCACCGACCTGCTAGACCACGACAACCCACAGATTCAAGCACTCGTCGCCGCACGTCTGGGTGTCAAGACAACGATCGCTGAGACGCGCGCCGCCAAGTTCGTCAGCATGGCCAAGCGAGGCCCACTGCCGGTGTATTTGAACTTCTGGGGCGCCAAGACCACCGGGCGGTACTCAGGGGGCAATCAGGTGAACTGGCAGAACCTGCCGGCGCGTGGCCCCAGTGCGGGGCTGCGGGAGGCTTTGCTGGCTCCGGCGGGGCACTCTGTGCTGGTGGGCGACTCGTCCAACATCGAGCTACGCACGGTCATGGCTCTGGCCGGGCAGACCGACGTGCTGGATAAGCTACGCAACGGTGTAGATTTGTACTGCGACTTTGCCAGTCAGTTGTTTGGCAGGACGATCACCAAGGCAGACAAGGCTGAACGCTTCCTCGGCAAGACGGCGATGCTCGGGCTGCAGTACGGCGCAGGAGCCCCACGGTTCAAGGAAATGGTACGTCTCGCCGCGCGCACAGACCCGTCGATTAAAGAAATCGACATCAACGAGGCGTACAGGGTTGTTGATCTGTATAGGAACGTCCACCCGCAGGTCGTCGCATTATGGGAGCGGTGTCAGCAGGTCATCTTGCCGGATATTGCAAATGGGTGTAGTCTTACTCACGTCGATGTCAACGGCTGGTTTATCACCCAGAAGGATGGCTTCGGCAGACCGGGGGAACCCGGCGTTGTTTACAAAGACCTGCAGTACAGCCACAGTGCAAAAGAGTGGACGTACCAGATGGGTAGACAACGAGTACGCATTTACGGACCGAAAGTGGTCGAGAATTTGTCGCAGCACGCGGCTATGTTGATCGTTATGTGGCAGACCGCACGCATTAACGAGAAGCTGCCGATCAAGCTGTCAGTCCATGATGAAGCGGTGACGATCGTGAAAGACGATGTATTGACTGAAGCTCGCGCCTATATGGAAGAGTGCCTGTCAATGGCTCCCAAGTGGTGTCGTGATGTGATTCCAGTAGCGTGCGAGACAGGTGTAGGTAAAAGCTATGGAGACGCGAAGTAATGACCAAAGTAATGCCCTTGTCTTTCAGTAGGCTGTCTACGTTTGAGCAGTGCCCCGCGCAGTTCGATTACCTGTATGTATCCAAGCGGGTAGTCAATGAGAGCAATGAGCACTCTGATTATGGCGACCGTGTGCATAAGGTGTTGGAAGCCAAAGGTAAGGGCACGCTTGACGAAACAAAACTAAGCGCAGAAGAGTGGAGTTCCCTGCTGAGATGGGGGCATATCGTAGATAAAATTATCTCTATACCGGGAGACAAATACTATGAACACCAAATGGCGGTTAATCGTAACCTCACACCCGTTGGATGGTTCGACTCCGACGTATGGATTAGGTCTATTGCCGATGTGCTGGTTGTGGACGGCGCAACAGCGTATTGCCTTGACTATAAGACGGGCAAAGTTAAGGAAAACCCAACGCAGCTTCAGTTGTTTGCGGCAATGGTTTTCTGGCATTTTCCCGAAGTCCAGACGGTTAAGACTTCTTTTATCTGGCTCAAGTTTGACGAAGTAACCAACGCCAAATACGAGCGACGCTTTCTGGGCGCACTGTGGGGCGCACTGGAGCCAAGGTTTACCAAGGTGCAAGAGATTATCGACTTGGGCGTGTTCAATACCAAACCATCCGGGCTGTGCCCGTGGTGTGCTGCAAAAGACATATGCCCTGACGCAAGACTGAAAGGAAGACGATGAGAGCAGAATTGAAGAAAGAAGCTGATGTAAAGAAAATAGTCAAAGACGCCTTAAGAGAAGTTGAGAAGTGTTACTGGTTTATGCCCCCGGCGAACGGGTTCGGTCGTGTAGGAATCCCAGACTTTGTTGGCTGGGTGAACGGCCATGCGTTTGCGATCGAGACAAAGTACGGCAAAGGTGAATGCACACCGAACCAGTTGCGAGAAATCCAAGCGGCTACTCAGTGCGGCGCGCAGGTGTGGATTGTGCGGGAGACTTCAGTAGAAGCGTGGGTTAGTGAATTTAAAGGATGGGCAGCACTATGCTCGTAATACCAGACAAACGTAAGATTATTATCAACAGCAGCGAGAACTCTGCCATCGCGCAGTTTATACCCCATGCCAAGACATTCCAGCATAACGGCGACAGTCTCGTTGCCCTGCCTTATGGCGTTGATGAGTCTATGGTTCTTCGCAACCTTGGTTTTCACGTGCCTGCGCCTATTCTGCAGTACTACCAGTGGCCGGGGCGGTTCGCCCCGATGGATCACCAGAAGGAAACCGCAGCGTTTCTGACGACTCATCGCAAAGCGCTGTGCCTTAACGCGCCGGGTACTGGCAAGTCGATCAGTTCGATCTGGGCTGCTGACTTCTTGCTGGAAGAGGGCGTGGCTAGGAAGGTGCTCATCATCGCTCCGCTATCTACACTGACGGTTGTCTGGGGCAGAGAACTGAAGCACCACTTGCCACACAGAAGTTTTGTTATTTGCACAGGCAACAAAGAGAAGCGGCAGCGGCTGCTAGAGCAGCCCGGCGTGCAGTACGTCATCATCAACCATGACGGCTTTACCAGTATGCACAAGGAACTGACTGGCTTTGATGTTGTGATCTACGACGAGGCTACAGCACTGAAGTCGCCGAGTTCTCAGCGGTACAAAATATTTTCTCGTTGGATGCAAGAGCACCAGCCGTGGCTGTGGTTGCTGACCGGCACACCGATCTCTCAAACGCCTGCTGACGCATGGACGCTGGCTAGGTTGGTGGGTTCGCCTACAGTGCCCAAGAGTTTCACCACGTTCAAAGACTTGGTGATGAAGAAAGTCACAACCTTCCGGTGGGTGCCACGCGAAGATGCGCTGGAGACTTGCAAAAAAGTGCTACAGCCGTCGATCAGGTTCTCGCTGGATGAATGCAAGGATTTGCCGGATACTAACTTCGTCGGACGCAAGACTGAGCTTACCAAGCAGCAAGAGAAAGCGTTCAAGGAAATGAAGGACAAGGCGGTGACTGTATTCGCTCAAGGCGAGGTCGCTGCGCCCAACGCTGCGGTGATGCTGTCGAAGCTTTTGCAGATTAGCTGCGGGGTTGTGTATGGGGATGTCGGTCCAATTGCAGTAGACGCGCAAGAGCGGTATAATACGCTTACTGAATTACTTGAAGAGATTGGCGACAAGGCCATTATCTTCGTGCCGCTCAAAGGCGTGCAGTTGTGGCTACGGGATAAGCTAATTGCGGACAAGTTCGACGTTGCGATGGTCAACGGCGACACATCCAAGAACGAGCGTAACCAGATATTTAATGACTTCCAGCACACTGACACACCCAAGATACTGCTAGCACATCCGAAGGTGGCCGCGCACGGACTGACGTTGACCCGTGCCAGAGACATCATCTGGTTTGCGCCGATCTATTCGTTGGAGCAGTATGAGCAGGCTAACGCAAGGATTCGTCGGTTGAACACAACCGGCAAAACGACTGTGTGGCACATCTACGCCACCAGCTTCGAAGCAGAGCTATACCGCCGGCTGCGTGCGAAGCAAAATACTTTGGCGGAGTTTTTGGCGCTGGTGCAAGGCGTCAACAGTGACGACGAGTGACTAGGAGGAAGTATGAATTACGAACTTGCCGCTGAGCGGTATATCAACGTGCGCAACGCTATCGACAAATTGGAGCGTGAGCACAAGGCAGCAAAAGCCGAACTTGCTGAGAAGCTTGCCATGTTAGAGAACTGGTTCACTGCCAAGGCGCAGGAGGACGGGTTGGACTCTATCAAGACATCGTATGGCACGGGCTACTGGTCTACGCACCACACTGCGACCGTTGCTTCGCGCGAAGAATTCTTTGGCTATTGCAAAGAAAATGACACATGGGATTTGGTCGAGGCCCGTGCGTCCAAGACTGGGGTTAAGAGTTTCATCGAAGGGCATGGCACTCCGCCCCCCGGTATTAACTTCTCGTCCACCCGTGTTTTTAATTTCCGTAAAGCTCAGAGCAAGGAGTAAATAATGAGCAACGTAACTACAGTACCAGCACACATCGCCGCCCGTATTGCTGCGCGCCAGCAAGCGGGTACTAAATCAAGTGTTGCAGCGGCTATCGTCAGCGACGGCCCAAGCATCCCGCGTATCTCCATCCGTGCCGGTCGTTATCGTCTGGTCGAGGATGGCGTCGAAACCCCAGTGGGCGTGACACTGGACACCATCATCGTCGGTGCTAATCCGCGCGTATCGAAAGTGTTCTATGGCAAGCAGTTCGATGCCTCGGCCTCTGACGTGCGTCCGGATTGCTGGTCGAACGATGGCTTGAAGCCCGACGTGTCTGTGGATAAGCCTGTGCACACCAGCTGCGCCGACTGCCCGCACAATGTTCTGGGCTCCAAGATTCTGCCCTCGGGTGCGAAGTCGAAGATGTGCTCCGACCAGCGCCATCTGGCAGTTGTGCCAGCGGCTGACCCGACCAAGGTATACAGCCTGACCGTGCCGGTTTCCGGCATGAAAGCTCTGCGTGAGTATTTCAAAGAGCTAGGTAACTATGGCATTGGTCCTGAAGAGGCGATCACTGAGCTCGGCTTCGATGACACCGCGAGTTATCCAAAGATCACGTTCAAGCAGAAAGGCTATGTGCCTGAAAAAGCTATGGCGCGTGTGGATACCATGTTGGACAGCGATCCGGTGAAAGTGGCTACTCGCCAAATCGCCCCGTCACAAGCAGGACCTGCACTTGCTGCGCCGCAGAAAGCAACCCAGATCGCCGCCCCAGCTACTTCAGCTGCGCCTCAACCTGTTGATGATGCGTATGAGGAAGAAACTCCAACGCCTGAAGTCGCTGCTGCCCCACCTGAGCAAGTGACTCCAAAGTCAGCAAAAGAGAAGCCGTCGGTTGCCCCAGTAAAAGCGTCGGATGAATTGTCCGCAAAGCTCGACAGCCTGTTCGACGAGTAATAGAATAGGTTCACGGGACCCCCCGGCTTAGGCCGGGGTTTTTTATCTGAGGGCATGGAATTGGATACTAAAAACTTTCTTACTCGCGTATTCGCCCAACGAGATGAACTAGTTGTAGCAACATGGAAGCCAGACCCTGCAGGTAATCTGAAGAACGGGTTCTTCTGGAATCGTGGTTCATTCTCGAATATTGATGACGCCGTTGCAGCCATATCGCAATGGGATCAAGAAAAAGAAACGACAGTCTATTTCGGCGTAGGCGCATTTGCAGGACATGACTATGTTGACGTTAATGGAAGAAAAAAGTGGAGACGCACTCAAGACAAAGCGACTTGGTTTAAGGCGCTGGCGCTTGATCTGGATATTGGAAGCGATAAGCCATATGCCACCCAGAAGGAAGGATGGGCTGCGCTCAGACTCGCGCTTGCTGCGATCAACTTCCCAACACCCATGGTCATATCATCTGGTCGTGGGCTGCACTGCTATTGGCCGCTTACTACGCCGATTAGTGCGGAGCACTGGACGAAAGCTTCTACAGCGTTGCGTATCGCTCTGGAAGAAAATGACGTAGTAATTGACACTACAAAAATTCACGACACATCGATGGTGCTTCGCCCCGTCGGTACTTATCATAAAAAACAACAGCCTTGGAAACTTGTTGAATGCAAACTCGACTGCCCCGACTACGATCCGATTCAGCTTTTCACTACGTTGAAGCCATGGTTCGGCAAAGCCACCAAACAACGACCTACCCAAAAGACTACGAAGTCGTCGATTGCCTCCGCCGTTTTGAACACCAACGACGTGATCGTGTCCGTCGTAGGTCAGCACTGCAAACAAATCCGAGCGCTACTTTCCAGTGGTGGGGTGACAGACGCATCGGGGAGCCCAGTGCAGGAGCCGATGTGGAGGGCGTCACTGGGGCTGGCTAAGCACGCTACCGATGTCAAAGAAGCTGTCATTATGCTGGCGGGGAAACATCCTGACTTTGATCTGAATGACAGCATGAATAAGATGGCTGGGTGGAAAGGCACAGGTCCAACCACTTGCGCCAAGTTCGAACAGCTGTGCATGGAAGGATGCAAGGGATGCCCACACAAAGGCAAGATCACCAGCCCTGCGCAACTATCATCATCGCCGACCAGCACCGTCATTGACGAACAAGGCGAAGCTATTGAAATCGAACTGCCCAAGCCATACGTAGAGAAAGACAACAAGATATTCAAAGAAGTAAGTATCGAGACTGAAGTCACAGACGCCAACGGCAATGCGGCAACAGTAACGACAACAGACTGGGAGTTGATATCGCCATATCCCATGCACATCACAGGTGTGTACAAAGATGGTGTATCAGGCAAGACAACATTCAGACTGGCTATTAAATACCCGATGACAGGGTGGCAGGAAGAAGATCACGAAGTATCAGTAATCGCTACGATCGGAAAGGATTTCGCAACCTTCCTACTCAATAGGCAGGTGTTTGGTTTAAAGGGCGTAGGCCAGCAGGAAAAATTACGAGGTTACTTAATGGACTACTTAACAATGGTGCAGCAACAGTCTCCTACCGGCGTCGATTTTGTCGCGTTCGGCTGGCAGGATGACGAGTCATTTTTGTGTGGCGAGAAGATCATCAACTCGCCCACGGGCAGTACAGACCGCCGCCTGCGCGGCGCGGCTTCGCGCTACTCAGAGATCATCAAGCCACATGGCGACCGCCAGACGTGGATAGACGCGATGAATATGCTCAACGAGCCGGGCACACATACACTGCGCTCCGCGATCGTGCTGGCGCTCTCTGGGCTGCTGGGCAAGGTATCTGGCAATGCTTCGCTGGTTGTGTCGATCTACTCCACAGAGACGACCACCGGCAAGACGTTGGCGTTGATGGGTGCCAACAGCCTGATCGGCCACCCGCGCGACCTGTTCATGACTAAGCTGGATACCAGCAACGCGCTGTTTAAAATACGTGGCGTGCTGAACAATCTGCCATGCACCATCGACGAGTTGACCACGGCATCTGACGAGGATGTGGCTGACTTGGCTTATAACCTGAGCCAAGGGCGTGAGAAGATTTCCATGTCCAAAGACCGGGAGATCAGAGAACCCGTCAAGTGGGATGGCCCCACACTGATTACGACCAACATCTCGCTGCACCAGAAGTTCGACAACGTCCAGACCAGCAACGACCCGCTGCGCGCCCGGGTGATCGAGCTCCACCACCATGACCGCACATTCATCGAGACGGACGCCACCGGCTACAGCAACGGCTATCGGTTCTTCGACCTGATCGCCAAGAACAATGGCTGGGCGTACCCGGAACTGGTCGAGGCCGTGGTAGCCATGGGTGGCCCTGAGCTTGTCTATAAGAAAGGCGTGGATGCTTTCCAGCGCCGGTTCAACTTCATGTTCGAGCCGCAGGAGCGGTTCTATCGATCGGGCATCATCAACGGCTGGATTATTGCCAAGATCGGCCAGAAGCTCGGTCTGCTGCCGTTTGACGTGGACGCCACAACCCAGTACCTAATTGACTGCGTGAAGCAGACCCGCAAGGACACCGAGGCTAGCAAGCAGGATGTGTTCGACACCATCGGCCAGTTCCTGCAAGAGCATAACGACCAGCTGATCGAGGTCACTGAGGTCTACGGCTCGGCCAAAGAGCAGGTGCATATCCCGGCGCCTGAGCGGGCTGTGGCAAGGATTAAGGTGGTCTACGACAGCAACACCCCCGTCATGCCGGGCAGCAACCTGACGATCAATCTGTCGGCGCTGAAGAGGTGGCTGTCAAAGACCAGAGACGGAGTCGATCGAGTAGTGCGGGAGTTGGAGCAGAACGGGGCATTGATATCTGCACGTGAGCGGGTTACTATGTTCAAGGGATGTCATAACCGTAATCCCGGACAGGCACACTGCCTGATTGTTAACATCAACCACCCGCGCTTTGTAGATGCGCTGACTAGCACTTCAGCCAGATTACAGAGTCCCGTGGCGCTAGCAGTGCTGCAAGGTGGACAAACTTAGGAGCTACCCATGCCACGTAACTTCCGACAGGAATATGATCGATATCAAGGAAAGCCCGAACAAATAGCGAATCGCGCGAAACGCAACGCCGCACGTCGGGAGATGGAAAAGAAGGGCGCGGTATCAAAGGGCGACGGGAAGGATGTGGATCACAAGACGCCCATCGCCAAAGGCGGTGGGAATGGAACAGGGAACCTGCGCGCAGTACCTAAGTCGGCGAACCGATCGTTTCCTCGTACTAAACGCGCAGGTATGAAGTAATCATTTACGGCGAGTGGCGGGGGTTTTCATAGGCTTTGCCTTACCCTTGCCAGTCATCTCTTTACCTACAGACATAGGCACGCCGACCTTCTTAGCGAAGGCCGGGCTATGCGCAACAGCCTGCATGAACTTCTCTTGCTTGGCTGACTTGGTAGGCATTACTTCTTACCTTTCATCATCTTCTTTTCCATCATCTCGAATTTCTTCGACTCGCCTTTCTCGTGCTTCTTCATGGCCGACTTGGAAGCGTACTTCTCAGCGCCGCCATATTCTTTGACCATCTTGTTCTTTGCAGTCCGCTGACCGCGCATTGGCATACCTTTCATTTCTTTCTCCTAGCTGCTCTCATGTTATCCACGAGATTGGGGTAAGGACGGCCAGCCTTCTTTGCTGCTGACTTCGCAGCCGTCTTTTGCGAAGCCGATAGTTTCTTCGGTTTGCCCAACTCTTTGGGGCGGGGCTCTTCCCATACTGGTTTTTTCATATATCCTCCAGCCAACAGGGGTGGGTGCTTACCGTCTTTCTCGTGACTGTGGTGCGTTCAGTCGTCCAGCAAACACCCACCCTTCTTGGTCAACATTTCCATTTTCTCAGCGCTTTATTTATTCTGCTATTAGGATCGTTCGCGGTTTTCGCACTGGTGTTTTTCTTTTTGTGTCCTTCCATCCGGGCACAGAATGAATCCCTGCGCTTACCACCTTCAGGTTGAGGGGCTTTGAGATTTCCACCCGTCGCTTTATTGTAGCTTGCTCTGCCCTTGGCGTTAAGTCCGCCGTTGGGGTTCTGGCCTTCCTTGCGCTGCCATGCCGGTGTCTTAGCCATTACTCTTCCTCTCCGCGAACTTCCGCGATTCGTTTATCCATACGCTCTTGAAGTTTGTCCAACTCCGCATCTAGCGCTTCATAATCAGGATAGCCCTTGCGGTACTCGTCCTGCTTAGCTTTTTTCATAGCCGCTTTGAAATCGCGTTCAATACCTTTGACAACCTTGTCTTGAATAGCCAACGACTCATCGACGTTGTAGTCGTACAGCTTCAAACCCATCATACGGGCAAACACCATGCTGCTAGGCTTGGCCCCGGTTATGCCTTCTTTCTCATCAATGATGTCTTTAACTTTTTTAATATTTGCACTGGATACGGCTGGTGGCATAGCGGTGTCGTAAGCAAACTTCGCCGAATTGAACAACTTGTCCCACTCAGAGTCCGTAGGCTTGTGTATATCTTTGCCACTATAAGGATCGACGCCTAGCAACAGTCCTGATATTGCAGAGACGATCGGGCCGCTAGGTGTAATTACGCTGGGAATCCACGACTGTCCGAACAAACCATTAGGCAATCCTTTGGTTATAGACGCAAACGGTACATAGTCACCCAGCTTGTAGTACACCGGATTCTCGGCGTCGCCCATAAATGGGATACGAATGAACATATGAGGACCGAAGGGCGTACGCTCACGCATGTACTCAGGACCAGCTTTGCGAAGTTCATCGTCATCGCCATCACCCATCGAAGCCATAGCAGTTTCCAGCAGGTAATACGCCATCATGATGTTGGCGATCTTCCATGGCTGGTGCAAAGCAATACGGCCTAACACTGGGGCGATAGCGTAACCCCACGAGATAAACGGAATAAATGACTGTCGCAGAACCCGAACAGCTTTGGAGTCAATGTCGTAGTCCAAAAACGCTTTGCGGGCAAAGTCACCTGCGACACGCAGTTGCTCGGGCGTTGCTGTGGCAGTCTTTTCCTGCATCTGCAAGTCACCTGCTTTGGTAAGAAACGCCGCGAGTCGGAAGACGTTATCTTCAGCAGCATACAACTCGGTGGCGTAATGATCTGCTTTCTTGCCGATCTTCGTAGCCAGTTGCACAGCTTTCTGGGTTTTCGACTTCTCGTAGTTGGTAAACGCAGCAAGGCGCTTCATCAAAGAGTTGTCATTACCAGTGTCCATGTTGGTTTTCCAAGCGTCGTATAGAGCTTGCTTAACCTCAGAACTTGAGAAGTCACCTAGCATAGCGCCCGAGTTCATGAACGCAGACATCATGTCCAGTTCTTTACTAGACAGTGCTTTGGGATTGACTTCATATAGCGCGAAGATGCGCGCAGCGTTGCCCAGCGTAGCCATGGGAATGTCGTGCATCATGGCCAGCGTAATATTCGACGCGACGTTCGTTACATGAGTGCCGGGGTTGTAGACCGTCTTGGACTTCTTGAACCAGCGCATACCAGTGTTGTATGCCTTCAGGTCAACCAGCGGACGACGATCCGACATGTCGATCATGGCACTCCACACAGGACCGGGAATGTATTTGTTCGCCAGATCGCCATATGCAGTAGAGTTGGGCAGCTTCACCCAAGTGCCAGAGCGGCGGTACATACCGCGAATCTGTGGAGACTTGGACTCTTCTTGGCCGACATCCAGCACCAGAGACTCGTCAATTACGCGGCCAGTAAACTTCTGCACGTCTTCCAAGCTATTGAATGCTATGGTGTCGTCGGCTGCAATGGCTTTAGAAAACTGACGGCTGGCATAGTTGTTAGCTAATGCAGCCATGGTGTTGCGCATAGCATTTGCCAGTTCATCAATCTTGTTCTCTTCAAGCGCCTGTTTGGCTGTCATACTGGAAGAGAACTTGTAGCCTTTATCTGGGTCGTACTGAGATAGCCACCACTGACGAGTAGCGTCTACTTTGAAGCCATCAGGCGCACGGCGACCACGTTTCTCGAACTCGGAGATCGACATAAAGCCAGCGTGCTCAGGGCCCATATCGGGCTTTAAACCATCGCTCTTAAAGACTTGGTAGAAACGACCAGTCAGTTCTGGGTTGCCAGCCTCGTCTTTAGCGATCCAATCCATCGAACCTTCGAGATTCAATTCGCCTTTGTGCTTTAGACCAAGGACGCTAGAGAGCTTGCGGGCACCGAACGTGGAACTAGCAACCTGCGCGCTCTTCGACGCATATAGCAGCGACTCGGAAAACTTTCTGTTCTCAAAGAACGAACGCTCGGCAGCAGGTAGGTCAGCAACGTAGGTCTTGAACCAATCCATGACGTTGTCCGCTGTGCGGGCCATGATGCCTTTGTCTGCCATACCATCCAATGCTTTCTTGTTGCCGTCCATGTAATCGAACAGCGCACGCACTTGGTCAGCTGGGCGGTTCAGTACAAAGTTCGCCAACCGCTCCATCTGCTGATAACCAACGCTCTTGTTGACCTTGAAGTTCTCGATCTCTTCTTTGGTAGTCTCACCAGCACTGAACGTAGAGTTGATATAAATCAAAAACCGCTCAAGCGCAGGAAAGTCTTTGCGGATAGCCTCAGCCATCTTACCAGTTACTTTTTGGAAGTTCTTAGATACATTGTCATTCCAGTTCACCGCATCAAAGAAAGCCTTGGTGCTGATTGCTGCCGGCGCAACTCGTTTTGTGTACCCACGATAATCCTGCAGCGTAATACCAGATGCTGTCTGCGTAGCTTTGTTCGACTGCACCGCTGCCTGCAGGGCTTTGCCGCTTAGCTGCTCAGGAATTTGCGCCTTGGTGGACTGCTCCAACAAATCCATAGACGCTGACAACACATCGCTGGCGACATTCTCGCCAACACCCAACATGCGGCGCACGATGGCTTTGTACATCGCCCAGACAGAACGAATCGAGTCAAGGAACGACTTCGGCGCGTCGCCAGTCTTGATCTCCTGCATGGCGCGGCGGAACTCGTTTAGGGTAGCGGTGTAAGACACCAACTCCAGCACAGCGTCCATGCCACGTTTCTGGTCAACAAGCTTTTGCAGAATCTGCTGAACTTCCAGAGCCTTGCCTTCCAGACCCTCAGCTTTCAGCGCGCGGTCAAGCGACTTCTGCAGCTGTGCGACAGCTGGAGCTTTAGGGTTCTGGTATACATACCACTGCAGCGCGGCGTGGAAAGCCTCGTGCAGAACGACCTCAGCCGACTGCTCTTCGCGGTTGATGTAGACCGTGTTGGTTTTGGGATCGTAGCGGGAGCCGGTCTTGTCAACGAATGCAATCTTTGCAGGATTGCTGGACTCAACCAGTGCGTCACGCAGCGCACGGGCAAGGACTCGACCCATGGGCGTAGTGTTAAAGCGCAGATACTGCAGCACGCCGGGCAGACCAGTGTACTTCTCACCTTTGCCTTGTGGGTTAACGTAGCCGTTCTTGGCCGCGTTTTCCAGCGCGGATACTGCTTTGCCCTTGGTCTTTTCTTGCATCTCAGACGATGGGCGAATCTGCTGGCTGCTGACATCAGCCATGTCAGGCAGTTCCTTCATGAACGACTCGCGCTTCGCTGCAGCCCAGCCGGACGACAATGCAGTATCCAACGACTTGACCGCAGCAAGTGTCTCTGCCTTGGTTTTGCCGGGAGTTGCCAGTTTGCGTTGTGCAGCGTCTTTCACCACGCGGACAATCGCTTCTACGTTCTTGGCGTTGTTGTCTACCGATTCGCCCAACCGGAACAAAGCGTTCTGCACATTCTTGGCCAATTCTTCCATCTTGGCGATACGCTCGTCGGCTTTCGCTTGGATGTTTTTCTTTACTTCACGAGCAATATTAGCGCTGTAGTTAAGATAGGCGTCGTAGGCATTGCTAAACTCGCTAACGGCATCAACGACGCGCTGCTCTTTGCGACCGAACGCTTTAGCTACTTTGCCAGACTTGCGGAAGATGGCATCACGAATGCCCAATAGCGAACGCTGTGACAGCGAGACGCGCCCCGGAGCTTTGATCTGCTTAGCGCCCTGAACTTCTGCGCCCAGCTTTTCCTTGTTGACTTCATTCAGGATGCCGGTAATACGCGCGGTGTCAGACTCGCGATCAGCCAGTTCAAGTTCTTCTTCCATAGCCTGTTCAATCGAACGAGCGATGGGCGTCTTTGCCGGCAGCGCAACTTTGGCTGGCGCGGCCTTTTTTGCTTTGCCCTTGGGGGCAGCGGCTGGTTGTAAAAGACCCCCAGCAGCCGGAGCTGCGGGGGAAACGGCAGGGGGGCTGCCGGAAGGAGCCGTTGTAGGAACAGGTGTAACCGCAGAAGTCAGAGCTGCTGGTCCAGCGGCTGCAGCTTGTTGAGCCGCACCAAGTCCCATCGCAGGGCGGGGGGTAGTTTGATCGACGGGGCCGCGCGCGGCCATGATTTGCGCCGGCGAGAGCGGCGGGGTACCACCCAGCGCTGCTTGTTGTGCTGGGGCCAAACCGCCCATAACTGGACGAGGCTGGCCTAGCGCTTCAGGGCCAGCAGCAAAAAGAGCACGCTGGTCGCCTTGCAGCCCGGTAGAAACAGGAAAGCGCCAGATGCTAGGCGAGAGTGGGTCGTTCGCTGCCTGTCGGATTTCTGCCAGAATTTCTTTGGCTGTCTTGGGTTGTGAGTCAAGCAAGTCTGTGGCTGCAACGGGGTCAACGCTACGTGCTTGACGTTCCATGATCTCGCCCATCGTCAACTCACGTGGGGCTTGGGAGCCATCAGCTAGGGTTTCGTATGTAAACTGCCCACTAGGCTCGTTGAACGCTTCCTCGAACTGCTGGATATAAGATGCTTCATCTAGTCGTTCAGCGCCGATCCCCATGCGCTGCTCGATGCCGGCTCCAACTTCCAAAGCCTGCACAGCCTCTGTCATCCGGCGCAAAGCGTCGGTGCGGCGGTCTTCAAGGGCGATTTGCTCTTGTGTCCAACGACCAATGTCACGCGGATCGACACCTTGGCGCTGTGCTTCTACATTCACTGCAGCAATAGCTTGTGCGCGGACATCACGCGGGACCAATGGGTCATCAGACAACGCCGTTTTTAGAGCAGATGCGTTATTCGATCGAGACACATGCGCGCCTAGCGCGAACGGCCCGAGTAGCAGTGTTAAGCCGGTGGCGCCCATGGCAGACTGTTTGGCAATATCGAACAAGTTCTCTTCTTTGCCGCCATAAGCGCGTTCCACCAACGAAGTGCCTACATCCTGTGCGATCTCGGTAGACGGCTGTACCAACAGATTTGTGGCCAACCCTTTTGTAAAGGGGCGCAGAACGCCAGTATCAGTCATCTCAGCAGCAACACCAGCGGTAGTGCCGCCACCTGCACGACCGAGCACAGGCTTGAACAATTTGCCGCCCACATAGGTAGCTGCAGCTTCGCCTGCGCCTTGAATCAATCCGGTGCGATATGACGCTTGGCGCGCTTCCTCTTCGGACACACCTTGGGCGATTAATTTCTCGTAGGTGTCTTGCGCTTGCGACGTGCCGAACAACATACCAGCCGCAATAGGCATACCACCGGGTGCCATCGCCGCAGGAACAGTAGCAGCAATAGGCCCAACCGCACGAGCACCAGACAACAAAGTTTCCTGTACCAAACCACGACCACGCATATCGGGCACATAGCTAGGTTCTGCAGCTGTGGCTTCTTCACGTAGTCTGCGGCCTGTCTCAGCAACAGCGCCGGACGGGGTGGGGCGTAGTCCTGTGGGGGCAGTAATCGCGCCGGGCTGCGCAGCGGCTTGCGCCTGCGCGCCAGCTTCAAAAGCTTCAGTAAGAAACGGCAGTTCGCGGGAGAGAAATTGCTGCCCTTGACCAATCATCTTGGGCACTTCTACGCGCAAACCGCCAACCAACTGCCTACCCATCTCCGAGACGAAGCCTCTGGGCTTTAGCCCCAGATAATCAGCAACATCTTCGAACGGTACGTTCTTGCGTTTGCTGTACTCACGTACAAGCTCGTCATCCGGCAACTCCCGCAGGTCCTGCGGGGCGGTTGAGCGTAGGTCTGCGAGAGAATAAATTGCCATGATGTTCTCTGTATCTAGTTACCAACCGCCGCCGGGGATAGGAGCCATGCGGAACTTCTCTGGGTCAAGATTAAATTTGCGCATAACCTTAGCTTGGTCAGCAGCAGTACGAGCGCGCTGCCACTCGTCGGACTCAAGCATCTTGCCGTAAGCGATCTCTTCTTGACGGGTAACGCTAGTCGCTTCCGCACCACGGAATTTCTTAGTGAAGTCTGCGTCCTGAATTGGCTTGCCGTCTCTACGACCGAAGTAACCTGTCTGGCGGTCGAACAGAATAGGCGTGTTGTCTTTGTCGAATCCGGCGACTTCAAACGATGATTTGCCGAGCCCACCACCTGCTCCATAGTACTGTGCAGCTGCGAAGTCTTTGGCAGCACCAGCTTGTTTGGAAAGAATGTCGGCCTGAGTCTTCTTCAGGTTCATTGTGTAGTCGAGCAAAGTTTCTGGAGCCGTAGCTGCAGTGCGCAAATACTTATCTACCTCAGCTGCGCTACCTACAAAATCAGGCTTATCAGTCAGCCGCTGGCCAGTATTAGTGTCAACCAAATACAAAGAAATATTGCCTTTCTTATCAACTGCCTCTTCATAGTGTGCGCCGGGCGTGATATTAGGGTTATCTTTGTGTGCCTGCAAAAGCTGTTTGCGGTCTAGTCCAGATATTTGTTTAGTGATCTGAGTTTTGGCCAGATCGAGTTCACCTTGGGATACACCAGTCAATTGCTGAATAATCTCGCCACGTGCTTTCGGGCTCATTTTCAGTTCATCAGCTTTGGCAAAAATATCCTTGGTAGACGCATTGGGATTTGCCGCCATGAAGTCAGTCAACGACCTAGTAGCTTTAAGGTCTTGCAAAGCAAAGCCTTTTGTCTCAAGATCGATCTGCCCAGTGGCGATTTGCTGCCGTAAGTTCTGAAGTCTTAGCGGGGACTCTTCGGCTGCACGAGCTTCTTGCGCAGCCATAGTGCGAAGCTTCATACCCTCAATCGGGTCTTCTCGCGAAATAATATCTGCATACCGAGACATCAAAGCGGCGTCTCGTGCTTGCGGCGTTAACCCACCTTCGTAAGTCTTACCAAGATATTCAGTAGCCTTGGGGGCCATAGTCGTAGACTCGCCATAACGAGTCATTAACTGTCTATACAGATCAGACTCTTCTGGGCGCTGGCTTGGCAAAAGTGTAGGTGTGTAGTTGCCCTCGGAAACAGACAGGCCCCGTGCAGGAGCGTAGTTGGCGACACCCGTTAGATCAATGGGCCCTTCCATCGCGCCGCCCGGAGGCGTGCGGTACATTATGCTTTCTGGCGTACCCAAACCATAGCCGCTGAAGTCGGGTGTGTACTCCCCACGAGCTTGCATTTCGGGATAGGTTATTTGCTGGCGTTGATATGACGTAGAGCCCGGCTCGATTGTAAATCGGTACATCGGACGACCTTGTTCATCAACCATGGCCGCTTCCTGCTGCATCTGCAGGGCTTGCGCCGGCGTGTACTTCTGAAATTCTTTTTCCTGCTGAGCGGCCTCGAACTCGTCGCGCATTTGTTTGCGTCGCAGAGCCTCGCCAATCTTAATGCCGGTATCGAAACCAGATGCCAAACCGCGTGCAAAATTCGCCATGATTAAACTTCCTCCATTTCCATGCCGAGCATCGCGTAGTTAACCGTCTTGATGCCGTCGTGCATTGTCTCAACTGCGTCAGGGAATACTTTCTCAACATCCTGCGCCATGACACCACGGAACCGCTTTTCGGGGATGTGGATGTAGTTGAACTCATAGATCGGCAACTGGGTGCGGAAGTGCGTACCGACGCGCTCAATGTTTTCTTTAACTCGGATGTCAGACAGACCTTTGAACCCGCCACCAGCCCAAGCCCCAAGGCCGGTGCCAACGATTTGCGCGAACGGATCACCAGCAGCCATCGACTGCCCGTACACTTGTCCTTGCGTACTGAGAATCTGGCCAAGTCCTTGGTTCTGCATATTAAGTCCTTGTCCAATCGTCTGCGCGCCCTGTCCAAAGATGTTAGCAAATTGATTACCCGGTGCCATGTAGGATTGGCCAGCAGCAGTGCCGGCGCCGGTCGCGCTTCCGTATGCAGCAGTCGAAGCGCCGGGGAGGCCACGACCAAGCCCTGTGACATCCAATTTGCGGGCGTAGCCCATTTGCTGAGCCTGCTGGCGTGTACCTGTCATAGCGGCGGCGCGTTGTGCTGCCAGCCCCAGATTGGCTTGGTTCTGCATACCAGCAAAGCGCCCAGAAGCAGGATTAACCCCCATCGCCCCCATGGCCCGTTGGCTCGCTGCTTGAGTGGCGGTAAATGCACGCCCTGCGTCTGCAGCTGCTTGTGCTGCCAATTGATCTCTATACGCCTCGGTATCAAACCGCTGGGCTTCAGCAACTAGACCACGCTCAACCGGGCGGTAAGTAGACCGCATATAGTCATAATAATCGCGCGCTTGGTTCATCTGCTCGCGCTGCGCTTGCTGTTGCGTGTCAGCGATACCACGTAGGAGTGGAGATAGCTCGGCGTATTGTTGCCGACCAAACGCAAGCTGCTCTTTGCCAAGAGCGCCCATAATTTGCGCCGCTTCCCTACTTGCCTGCGCTAACGGAGCATAGTCCGGTGCCGGTGCTGATTTTCCGCCCATATCAATGTCCTCTCTTTAGCCAGCGGCACTTATCTGCCCACATGACCAAGACCATCAAATCCGCCCCGGGGGCGGCATCCTTCATTACAAATTCTTCTTCAAACCCAAGCTTCTTGTCGAACGCAATAATGTGTGGTTCGTTTGTGGGCACCATACCTGTCAGCCGCTTGAGCCCTAACTGCCTGAAGCAGTAGTCGCCCACTACGAAAAAGAGGGAGAACAAGGTCTTACCCGGCTTGTCTATTGCTATGTGGCAAATTGCGTTGGCTCCGTTAATCTGATGGACGACAACGCCAGCAACCAACTGCCCGCCTTGCTCTACCCCAAAAGCGTTATACCCTTCCCACTGCACCTGCTGCCCAACCCTGCCGGCAACCCAATCCGCCACTCTTTCTCGATCGTAAAGTACAAGGTCTGCCATGCGCCGTGTATATCACAAGGTTAACAATATGTGAAGAGGTTACTCTGATAAATCTGGTTTCGGCGCGCTGTCTTTTACAGCCTTAATTGCATCGTAGAACTGTTGTACTTTTGGTAATTCCCCCCTGTCCATTGCGTGCCACAACATATCCAACTGGTCGGCAATTTTTGGGTACGTCCTAGCTCTAACCACCGAGTAGTCTGTGCGGTGAGTGATTTTGTTCGTCATACCACCACCTCGAAGTGTTTATCTAAGTAAGGGAAGCAGTACAGAGCAAAACGATTCACACCCGGACTGAAGTCAAGTTCAGTATCCCCCGCCGCGATAGGGTATGTGGTGCCTTCGATGACAAGCTCGCCGGCTACTGGTACTCCAACGATCGTATTACCAACTACTTCGGCGGGGTTAGGTAGACGCTCAAGTAACTCGCCGTTGTTTACATACTGTTTCCTCGGGTCGCCGACTAGCTCAATATACGGATACTGTTCATAGTCGGAAACATCAATATCAATACCAGACGCGCTGTATGCGTAGACTATTCGCCCCTGTTGATCGTAGTATGTTTTCTCTTCCATTTTATTTCTTCAGAATAAACACAGCCCATTGAAAAGCGTCATACGGCAAAAAACCTTGGTTGTTAAAGTTTGTGGCATTGTATGAAATCTGTGCACCGGTACCGGTGTCTTGGAACGCCACAACCATATCCGCCCATACCCTTGCCCACCCACCGTTGGGGTCTGGATAAGATACGCAAACAGGCGCTTGGGCATCGTCATAAACATTTCCATTTTTTCTAATACGTATGTAAGAAATAGTAGACTGATTATCTTGAGCTGTTTCAGAAGCAAACCCCCTGCAAATAGCAAGGATGCTGGAGTTTGACGGCGGAGTAAAAGTAACTGTCGCACCATTGACAAAGGTAGCCGCCGAAACCGCAAAGTCTCCGATCTTGGCTGTGGTGACTGCAAGATTGCCTATTTTTGCTTCTGTTACAGCCAATGAGGCAATCTTCGCCGAGTCAACAGCCAGCGCACCGATCTTTGCATTGGTTACAGCTAAATCAGCGATCTTTGCAGAATCAACAGCCAACGCAGCGATCTTTGCGTTGGTCACAGCTAAATCAGCGATCTTTGCAGAATCAACAGCCAGCGCAGCGATCTTCGCATTGGTAACAGCCAAGTCAGCAATCTTTGCTGACTCCACAGCTAGGTTGGCGATCTTCGCATTGGTAACGGCTAAATCCGCAATCTTTGCTTCAGTTACAGCTAGTGCGGCGATCTTCGCGGAGTCAACAGCTAGCGCGGCGATCTTCGCGTTTGTTACAGCAAGATCATCGAGCTTTAAAGAAGTGACGGACAGATTTGCAATTTTTGCAGTATCTACCGCTAAGTTTCTTATTTTGGCATTGCCAATTGTAGCGTCGGCGATCCATGCTTCTTTTATATAAGTACCGGCAGGGATCGTAACGCCGTTAATTACTGTCGGTGAATCGAGATGAAAAAATGGTGCCGGACCTGTTACACCATACTCATCCGACAATACATTGATGTAGTACTCAGGGTCAGTGCCAGTTTGCCCCATCACCCCCACAGTGGAGTTATATGGGCCTGCTAGATTCTCTGTATTTACAAACCGAATCCAGTAGTATCTAGTAGCACTCGACCCAATAGCGTGGGTGAACGTAACTCCTGCAGACATCCCAACGAGAGCTTTTGCAGAAAAGTCGTTTGTAGCAGCAGCCCATACTTCTGTGTACGAATGCCCGTTGTAGTTAGGCGCGTTCCATGTAACGATGATATTGTCTAGCGCACCAGCCGCAGCTAAACCTGTAGGTACACCGGGCTCATCCACGGTGTATACCGTTGGCAACGTCAACGAACCACTAGGTGTAGTGCCAACAACTCCGCCGGCGCGTAGCTCTTTTACTGTTACGAATCGGTTCTCGTCTCCATTAGTGATGTATTCACGAACTTTATCAAGAAAGTTGCGAAGGTCATTAGGAATGGTAGAAGCTATTCGCGGCAGGCTACGCATTGGCTATTTCCTCCGCAGACTGCGCGACTACTACGCTAAATACCTGCGCGGTACCCTCAAGCTGCACTTCCCAATCTCTGCCCGATGTAGGCGGCAGTTTAAACATAGTTCGGCTTGTTACGGTCTGGGTATGGAATGGCGTAGTTGAGTTGTCGCAATAAAATCTAGCTGTGACTGGGTAAGATTCAGCCTCTACTTTGGCACAACCCAGACTCAACACTCGCGGCATCGTAAATATTTTTGAACGCCATGTATACGACAGATTGGTGCCATCGAACCATTTTTTAATGGTGTTGTTCGCAAACGCCAAAAACAATTGGTCACGTAGCAAATCATTGAAACCTGCAGTAGCGTACAGATTATGAAAAATAAACTGTCCTGAAATAAGATCGTAGACAAACCCGCCCTGTACATCCCCAGTATCGTAGAACGCTACATACTTGTTATCGTGGGTGTAGGCATGAATTGACTCCGGCACGAGAGATTGCCACTGAGCGCGGGTAAACATGCCATCAGTAATGATTCGTGAACCGCCAGATGCCAACATAATTAGTCCATCTGGGCTGGCGTAAATTACAGAGCCATTCACACTAACGATGCTGCGCTTAGATGCGCAAGCTTGTTGCAGGTCTGACTTAACCACAACCATGCTGTCTGGGTGGGAGCCTTGTATAAAATACGGCACGCCCTTAGTCAGCACGACCAACGTAGTATCCATGCGACCTAGACCAACCACCGGGTAATCTACTGTTTGCACATAGGATTGAGGCCAAGCATGAGGGTGGTATGGATCACAAAAATAAATATCTCGGCCAGTAAACCCAGCCATTATCCCATTAGGTAGGTTAATTAGCCCAGTCAAAGTCGCTGGCGGCTCAGACCAACCAGTTACTATCATCTCTTCGCTCAAATCATCTGACGATATTTCATCAATATATGAAGTTTGCGCGGAAGGAATTTCAGCAACAAACAAATACACGCCATTGACAGACCTGTATATTCTGCGGGCAGTAAGGATGTACCCACTATACAAACCTGCCGGTTCGAAGTTGCTTAGTGTGACAGTCTGGTCTTTGTATACATCAACAGCCAGCGATGCTTCTGCTGGGCCACTTTCAAATTCGAAACCAGACACTTTGCTGACCCAAGTGTAGGTGTATACACGAGTCTCGGGCACTGAGGTAGCGTCTTGGTATCCAGCTGCGGATAGAGTGAAATACGAGTTAGTAGAAGTTGTAGGGTACGTACCGCCCCTGAATCTAATATTAGATGTAGTGCCCCGCGTGATTGTCTCAATAAGAAGCGCAGAAGAGTCGTCACCGATCGGAGTGATGGAACAATTCGGTATATTCAAAAATAGTGTGGAGTTGCTTGGTACTTCCACCTTAGTCTCAGAACCGGAGTTCAGCGTAAGCGCGTAGAATTTGCCTTTCACATAGTCATTAAACTGGGACAGTGTGAGAATAATTCTGGCGGTGCCTGCTGTGTCCTTCGCAGCCGCTACTGGATATTTGGTTTCTTCTGGGGTGTCTGCTTCGCCCAAGATGAAATTAAGCTTGCCCACTACAGATGGAGAAGCAGTGCTCTGGCCATAAATCCCCGGAGTAACGACAACAGAGTTACCATAGGCTGCGACAGTTAGCGCGCCACTATACGGGTTGACAAAATTAGCGTTTAGCCAATTGGCAAAATCAGAAGCAGTGCTGAACGGCCCGGGGGCAAGTTGGTTGAACACAGTCGTCATAACACCAGACGTGTTCGTGGCTTGCAACCTAACCTGCAGAGTGCTATCAATAGACGCCCACTGACTTTGTTTAATTACATACAAAGGCTGATCGCGCGTTGTGCCTGTTGCCTGTAAGTCGAGGGCGTTGTAAGTAAAAAGCCCAGTTGTGTCGTATGAAGTGGCTGAGCCGGTAATCCCCCGGAATAAAATTGTAGCGGAGGTGCCAGTAGCGGTTGTAGTGACTAAAACATCATTGAGATCAACAGTAGCAGTTACACCAACTACGACCGCGTTGATCCTATCTTTGACGTATGTAGCTCTGTTTGTGGCAGGGAGTGAAGGGAGTGTCACCAGCGTGTAGTTAGTCCCATCATCCAGACTTATTTCTAAGCCGGCGGTAGTTAGGTTCGCTAACGCAGACGCATCTAAAATCAATTCTGCTGCATACGCAGTAGGTGTAAACGTAGGTACGGTTGCTTGTAAAGCCGTCTTAGGGATAGGTACACCAAGCGGTATTGTCTGCGCAGGGTATGGAGAAGAAGCTAGCGCAATGGTGTTGTAGGTAGCTTTAGGCGGACCATCACCAGTGTAGAAAGTCCACTCCACAGGATCGCCAGCGATCTGCCCACGGCAAACATCCACATCGAAGTTCCAGCTGAACCAGTACCGCGCGTCCTCATCAACATCTTGGCCGTAGCGGTAAATAGAAGTAGGAGTGCCTGCGCTACTAAGTGTCGCCACTGCGGAAGCAGAAACACCGGGAAGCGGTACAAGCGCGCCGGCAAACACCGGGCAGTTAATAGCCACCTGAGCCTGAGAATCTTGCAGGTAACGTGGCGGCGTTTTGGGAGACACACCACCGAACGACTTGATTGCGAAACCTGCCATGACTACTCCTTATTTACCACCCCAAGTAAGACCGGTCTTGACTGAGAAGCCAAGCACCATCAATCCGAGCGCAGCGATCAACCCCCAGATGATGCCCTTGCGAATAAGCTCTTGTCGCAACTTTGTCCAGAACTCAGTCTGGGCTTTAGCTGCAGCAATCATCTCATCGTGATACCGGCGATGCCCAAGGGTATCCACATTCCCAAACTCATCTTCTGGAAATGCTCCTTTGAGAATTTTCAAATCTGCAAGGGCTTCGTCCAATTGCGCCTCTATGTGGCTAAGAGTTCGTTCGGTTCGGTCTGTTCTGAGTTCTGGCATTGCTCCATCTCCGCCTTCATTTTCAATAGGTTGGCGGCGATCCGCCCGTCATTCGGAGCCATTTTAGCGGCTGTTTCGCAATAAGCAAGAGCCTCTTCTTTGAGGTCTAGATGCCACGCTGCGATCGATGCAAGGTCGTACAAAGGCTCTTCCCATACCCGAGGGTCGCAGGTGTAGACCAGTTGCTTATTCTCTATCGTCAAACCCTTGGCAGCTGCTGTCAGACACCCACCCCAGTCCTGACGGTTGTGGTAAGCCAAAGCGAGGTCGTGCCACGGCTCACGGGTGTTCGGGGCTTCGGCGCAAGCTTGTTTGTACCATTCCAGCGCTTCTGCCGGCTGCTGCAGGGCGTCATAAGCTTTCCCCAGTAAGCGCATGGCGTAGCACCGCTCGTTCGGCCAGTCGGCCTTGGGGTTGTCTAGGTACTTCAGAAGGGCTACAGCGGCCTCGCCCCACTTGGAGTAGAACGTCAGTTCCCGAGCGAAATAGAAGGCGTTGCGCGGGCAGTGGGGGTCTTCCTTGACGGCGAGGCGCAGCAGGTCAAGATACTGGCCACGGCTCTTGGTGGGGTCTGGCAAATGGGACACCAACAACATATCGCTGTGTGCGTAAACTTCCTCTATGCGACCATCCGGGCGCGGGTATTCATGGACCGGGTGATGGAATCGATACCCATGCCTAGAAAATATTTTTTCGTAAAAGAAACTAATACCACAACCCCAATCAAACTTGTATCGAAGCCGGGTAGTATTCTCTTTCCACACCCGCTCAATTTCCTGTCGCCATCCGAGTTCCAATACTTCATCCAGATCAAGACTAATCACTATATCGATATCTTTTGGTAAAAGAGCAATAGCGGCGTTTCTTGCTAGGTCAAACCGCCACGGCGATATACAAATCTCATGAACAACAGTTTTAGGATGGCGTCGTGCGCGAGCAACCGTGCCGTCAGTAGAGCCAGTGTCAGCGATTAAAATTAAGTCGGCATCTGCAGCAGACGCGCAGAACCGGTCAACAAACTGTTCTTCATTTTTTGAAATAGCATTAACGGCGATTTTCATCTCTAGCCCATTCTCCAAAGTATTTTTGTTCTGCTTCTTTTCTAGCAACTACTGCGTCTTCAAACCTAGTAAATCTCCCTAAGTTTATTTGCTTGTGGTTAACTTTTATACTAGCCCGCCATTTTCTATTTGCTATATCAAAAGACACCCCAACAACACCAGATTTGTTACGACGAGACTTAGGTAGATTTTTCCCATTTTGTGCGTTAGTAGCTTCACGCAAATTATCTATTCTGTTGTCTGTTTTATCTCCGTTAATATGGTCTATCTGCTCTAAGGGCCAAACACCGTGGTGTAGCACCCATGCAATTCTATGGGCTTGGAACCGCCTACCGTTGATTAAAACCCCTCTGTAGCCACTATGAAGCAAAGTACCAGCAGGGGCTTTTTTTATCTTCCCTTTCCCTTTTGCTACCCAATACAGATGTCCTGTTTCTGGGCAATACCGTAGGAGTTGCTGAAGTTCATGTATATTCATGCTTCGATATATACCACGCTACTCCTTATTAAGCAACTTTTTTATTTGGTTGTACTGGGCGACGCAGTGGTTGAGTTCTTTTTGGAGTCGGTCGGCGTCGGCACTGTACCTTGCAAGAAACTCTCCATCTCCTTTTGCCAGCTGCGCTCCGGAGGCTGCACTACAAGTTCCGGAATCCTTGGACACTCCACCGTCCTTGGGGCGCTCGGGGCGGTCGCGCAGGCTGTTAAGAAGAGCGGCGCTACGAGCATTAGCTTCACGTATCTCACGATCTTTTTGCTCCCGTGTTTTGTCAGCAACGGACTGCGCTTCGCGTTCCTTCTCCCGTTGCTCCTGAAGGTTTTTGGCGTATTCCTCAGCAAGACGGGCCTTGTCCTTATCCCACAACTGCTGGACATGGGCTTGCCCTGCCTCGTCGCCTTTCCAATAGCCAACACCGCCGGCGATGCCGACGGCGAGAACTGCGCCTAGAAGAAAGTAGGGGTTCATTTTTTGGGCGGAATCGCGGTGCCTTCCAGCTTCTTGTGGACCTTGACCGTCTTGCACACTTCCTTCTTGGTCTTGGGGTCGGTGTCGCACACCTTCTTCATCTCGCCGCCGGCGAAGGATACCATCGGCACAAACGCCAGAGCCAACATTAGCTTTTTCATACATACCTCCTAGTCAATTTCAGGGTGGTTAGCTGGCGGCAAGGCTGGTTTACCCTTGAAGCCAAGTTCTACAGGTGGTGCAGATGATACTGGTGCAGGGGTGCTGATGGGGTCGAGCTTTGGTTCCGTGCGCTTAGCCGCTGGAGCAGGCGCTGCCGGTTTGTCGTCCCGTTCTTCTTTGGTTGACAGTCCGGGTGGCACAAACTGCGGCAGCGCGTCTTTGCCTTTTACAGCCAGTAGTGTAGCTAGACTGCCCAGTATGTATTTAGACATGTCAGACAGAATCAAAAAGAACTGCTTATCCGCCGGAGCCATGCCATTCATTGGCTGTGTCACGAACACTACCGAGTATAGACTGACGCCGACCATGATGACCACAGTCATACAGAACGTCAGAGCGATACAAAACTTAATTACTGCATCGTGTTGCTCCTGCGTCAGTGCAAGAAACTGGCTTATCAACTTTAGCGGGTTCATAGGGTTCCACCTTTGCGTCTTCAGGTTTAGTCAACTGATCTGGGCAAGTTCCTGTCGCTGAACAATACGGCCTCTTGCACTCTTTCTTTTCCCAGTTCTCCGGGTCCTGACAAGGGTACCGAAACCGTTCGCACCCACTAACCACCAAGAATATGAAGAAACTCAGTGTAATGTTTCTCGCGATCTGCCAAACCATTGTAGCCTCCGTTAACAATTCTGGTCATGCCTTTGATGTCGCCCTTGTCAGCATACTTGTTCAAGTTCTTAACTTCCCAGAACCAGCAAGCAGACTGCACCGCCCCTTCAAACGTACCCATATACTCACTGACTTCTGCGGCAGTTAAGCGAGGATCAAGACTGTCGCCGAACGCTTTATAGTTGTCATAAAAAGTCAGCTGGAAAATCCCGCGCCCACGGTAGCGATACCCATCACCACTGGCCTCGTCCCCATTGCCATAGCGGTTGGCGTAGACTCGATTTGCGATTGCTTCCTGACGGTTCGGGCGGCTAGCATATTGTTTAGCAAGCTCATCAGTAGGGAAATACTTACCAAAAGTGCGGCGCAAACCAGCAGCAGAGTACTTAAGATTTTCTTCATATGCTGTGTAATTACCTGATTCATGGGCGCTCTGCGCCATAAACGCAGCCACACGTGGAATAGTGTTAATGTCATACTCAGGCAGAAGAATATGAAGAGGCTCATACCAGTGATCCAAGTATTCATTCTTCCCCAACATCTTTCGTAGGTGGTCTTTGGTCAACATCTTTTAGCTCCTTCAAAACCTTAAGCCGCAATTCCTTCATTTTTTGTATCTGGTACTTGGCTTCCCACATGGCGTTGTTCATGTCCATATACATGACGCCCATTACCGGCAGGACTATGACTAGCACAAGACACAAGACCAGAACGGTAACGAGAAGAGAGTATGGTATGTGTGGCTCAGACGGATTAGGATTAGGAGGGCGCTGAACCATGTCAGAACGAACACCACTGCCCCAATCCATACCGCCTTTGCTTTTAGGTCCTCCAGTGCCCTTACCCGTTGCCATCTCGCTACCTGCGCCTTTCTCATTTCCTCAGCCAGTGCCGCGTTCTGCTCCTGTACGATCTGCTGCCACATCTTTTCAAACCGTGTCCACAGGTCGCCCAGTTCTGGCGGCGCGTTGTAGACCATCTGCTCGCGCACCTCAGCCAGCATGGAGTCCAGCTGGTGCCGTACCTTCAGCCGCTCCAGCGCACGCCTGGCCAGCGACATCTCGCCGCGGTACACCTCTTTGGCGTTCACCTCGCTGGCGATGTACGCCTTGACCATGATGTCGTACTGGTCAACGAACTGACCCAGGTTGTCCCAGACGGTGTTCAGCACATCAGCAGGCGCGGCCTTGGCCACCTCCTGCACACGTTTGACTTCCTCGTTGTACTGCTTCTTTTGCTCCGGTGTCGGGCTGGTGATCTTATGGAACTGTTCCTTCAGATCCTTGAGAATCCCGCCGACCTCGCCGCCCGTCTGCTTGATCTCTTTGTAAAGCGCGATCCCTTTCTTGGCCATGTCGATGGCCGTTGTCGCTGCCTTGTACGCAGCGGCAATGGTGACGGGATCGATCACATCAGGTCACATGCAGCTTCTGCTTCAGTTCCATAATCTCTTGGTGCAGCTGGTCGTTGCGCTCCTCGCACTTGCGGTTCTGCTCCTCGACCGCAGCCAGGCGCTGCGACAGGCGCTCGACCTCCTCACGCAAGTTCGTAATCAGATGCTCGATGGCCTCGTCGTGCAGCGTCGCAACCTTGTCGTGACGCAGGTCAGCCAGTACCTTGCGGTACATCCCATAAGCACCAGCACCAATGCCTGCAACAGCCGCCCCCAGGGTTGTCCAGAAACCGCTTTCCATTTTTCACTCCAATTTATAACCAGTAGAATCTATTGGTATTTGTACTATGGCGATAAGCCGCCGATCTGTTCTGAACTCATGGCGATAACCTGGCTGCTGGCCAGCGCGTCAATCTGCACCGATTCCAACACCGGTTCGGCCTGGATCTCAACACCCGGCAGCTCGTACTCAATCCACTGCATTTGGTCGTGGTTCCATTTCCAGCGATAGCCTTCACGGTCTACAGGCTTAGGATCACGCACTACCCATTGCCAGTTAAGCCACACCACCTCTTTGCCTTCAGGAGTTTCAGGAGGCATAGGAGCTTCTATCCAGCCATCAGTTCCATCTGTCTCAGGCTTTGGGATTGATCCGTTTTTTGTATAGAGCATGGTCAGTCCTTATTGCAGAGCAAATGCCTGAGTTGGCGCAGTGAAGTTCGCGGTATACCTGGCGTAACCTTTAGTGATGCGGAGATCGTCTATGAAGCCGTTCAAATCGTGCGTCCCGGCAACGCGGCCTACTTGAACAGGATAAGTTCCACCATGAATAATGTCAGTTGCCATGTTGTACGTTGTGCCAACCTGCGTCCCGTCTACGAACAATCTCAGGTTTGCGCCATCTCTACACGCAGCAATGTGATACCACGTGTTAGTAGTAACGCTGATAGTTGCAACAGGGTTTATGCTTGTTGAACCGTTGGTCGTATAGCTGAAATAGAGTTGGTACGTGCCAGCATTGTTGTAAACATACATGTACCAAGACTTCTGGGTTGATGCGTCCCACTTGCCAACTATTGCAGCAAAGCCACTAGTTGCAGGAAGCACGGCAAACCTAACCCAACCTTCAACCGTAAAGTTTCCGCTACCAAATTCCAGCATTTCGGTGTCAGGAATTTGAAGCCCATCACCAGTGCCATCAAACGCAATTGAGCTACCACCAAACTTACTCTGCGTCGTGCTGATCTGCGCGTTGCCGACAGTCTCCAGCACGTTCTTGGCAGTAGCGTCAGTGATGCCAGCGTTGGTGAAGTTGCATAGCAGTGAAGTGTTGGTTATGGCTGTAGGCGGCGCTGTAGGAATAGTAATTGTAGAGTTTGCAGCGT